ATAGTCTATAATAATACCTTCCGTAATATTAGTATCATTTATTTCCAATTTTAATAAATTACGCAATAATTCTTGAATATTATTATAGTCAACAAAAATAAATTTACCAATATTCATTTTTATTTCGGTTTTATAAGTTTCTATTCTCTCTTGAATATCTACAATATCTTGCAATATTTTAGCACTTTTATTTTGAATACTATTTAGCCTTGCATCTTCCTGTATTTCTACAAGTAAATTTGACTCATTTATTAGAAAATAAGTTAATTTTTCTCTATTAATATCTTTCGCATGATTAATTTTATCTTTTATATCGTCAGAAATGGTATCATCATCTTTTATCTCATTAATAAGTTTCATTAATTTATCATCTATATTACTATATTCTACTTTAATTTGCTTCAAATATTCATAATATTTAATTATATTTTGAGGTATATAATGAGAATTATACGGTATATCTAATAATACAACACCAGTATAATATTGTTTTTTTATATCTATTACAATATCTACTTTTTTAAAATGGTCAATTAATAATGAATGAATAGTATTATATTTTGTTTTAATTTCTCGTGCCGTACTGATCTCTGCCTCACCTATAATTACCATTTTTTGAACAGTATTTTCTGATGCAAAATTATATCGAATATTAGTGTATAAATTTTTAATAGTATTATTTAATGTTGAATCTAGATTACAATTTTGAACATAGTTATAAATTAATTCAACATTCTTAAAAATAGATTGATATTGTTCTAAAATAATACCATTTACTGATTTTAAAATATCTGTAACATAAGTATGAAGATCTTCTATTAATTGTTTTACATTTGGGTCAATATATTCGGTAGATATATAATCGGAATTTTTTTTTATTTCTATTATTTCAAGATTTAATATTGATAATATTTTTTTAAAATCTGCTGTTCCTCCATCTTTAATTTTATTCCAGAGTCTTTTCATATTTTCTTTAAATTTAGAAATTTCAAATTTTACAGGTTCATCCATATTAGCATTACTTAAACATATATCAGTTTGAGAGCTTAACGCACAAGCATACATAATATTTCTGACCCGTATTAATGGTGCTAATATCATACGTATAATCATACATTTTAGAGATTTTAATTTTTTTCTTTCTTCTAATATTTGTTGATTAACATTTGGTGAGCGTAAATCTGCTATAATTTTCCATTCTGATAGAAGCATAATTATGTGTGTATTAAAACGAACTATTGCAGCATTCATTTTATTCATCCAATCATTTTCATTGAAAGACCATCCTTTTAATTTTGATTTAATACGAGCACCTAATCCAGGTTCTTTAGGAATAGTTAAAGGTTCATCGGTTTCATCGGTTTCATCTGGTAGTAAAAATCGGTTACCTTTAGCGGCATTAATGTTTATTGTTTTAAACATTGTAGATGTTGTTATTAAATCCATGACTTGAAAAATATATTTAATATCCTGATATATCTCTGCGGAGTCCAATTTCAATGGTGGGTCTAAAGACTTGGATACTTCTTCTATATATTCTAAAATGTTATTTAAACGTGATAATGTTTCGTAAAATTCATATATAACAACAAGTGCATTACGATAAGCATAACTATTGTTTCTTAATGTGAAATAAAACTTTAATGTAACAAAAAGTGCGGCAGCGACAATAAATGAAATTGTTAATGTTGTCGTGAGCCCTGTGGTGCCAACCAACGCAATAAGTCCTGTTTTATTCCATGATAAAAGACTTTCGAATGAATCACTTATACTCTCTTTAATAATAAAATTAGATTGGTTAACTATACGAACACCTGTCGCCCCTATTACTTCTTTACCAGTCCGAGCTAAAGTAGGGTCTAATTGTTCATATGCCCCAAGCTCAGTAGAATGTATAGCTTGTATTGGTTTTCCACCAAATTTTCTTTTTGATTTTACATTTTTACAAATTCCTTTTTTAGATTTTTTTATAAAATTTATCATCTAATTATAATTCATATATATATTTATATTGTATAATTATTTAAGAATATATGACTAAGTATATAAAATATAAATGTCCATAAAAAAATATGATTTAACTTTACGTAATTTTAATTTCAATATTATAAATACACTATTAAAAAAAAGTGGGTATTATAGTATTGAAGAATATGAATTTGAAACAGAAAATCCTAAATTTGATTTTTATATTGATACTAAAACAAATCATGTAGCATATTATATAAATAACACAACACAAAGTAACTATGGGGAAAACTATATAATTGCGTATATTCCATTATCTTACTTAACAGATGATAGCAAGGAATATTTTTATAATAAATATATATCTAAAAATGGGTTTAATACTTTTGACGAATATTTCATTTGTTATAGTTATTCTATGCCTTGTATTTTTGTAAATATTCCAAAAAAGCTTATCTGTATTCCAAATATTCAAATCCAAGACCATAACCAAGAATTTCCTATAGAAAATGTATGTTCCAAAAATGTAGACTATAGGTCTGAATTAAATGTAGATGAACTTTTTTCAATTGAACCAATTATAGATTTTAAAAATTTATATTGTAAACATTTTAAAAATAAATTAATGGTAAGAGCGTTTAATATTGAATTAGACCGCAACACAAGACCAAATGACTATAAAACAAAAACTTGGAATATATTTAATACTATAATAAAATACAATAGACATCAAAAAGCATGGGTATTCCCAATAATGTATAAACAAGATCTTATAAATAATGGAGTTAATTTTATATGATAGCAATTATTAAAACCATAATACTAATTGCTATTTTATTATCATAACCTTTTACAAATTGTTTAAAATTTTTATAATTTAATACTCTTGTAGATATATTATAAATCCATCGTTAATAACAAATAAATTAGTGTTTATAGAGTGTATATATCCTAAAATTAAATTTATCGGACCGATTTTTGTTTTCATATTAGTTAATTCAGACCTTAATTTACTATGAATAGGTAAATTTATCCTTGAGGTGTCTTTCTCTAAGTTTATAAAATACTTTTCTATAATAGGTATAAATTTTTCGTAAGTTGTCTTATATATTTTAAGCATTTTAATATAATTAGATTTTATAAAATCATACTCACGATTTAATTCTTGTATTTTTCTATTTAAATTAGTGATATCTATAATATCTTTATCTTTAATTACAAATTGTATCGATTTATAAATTGGGTCATTCACACTAAATATATCAATTAATTCATCCGCACTTTTATTATTTTCGGGAAATGTTGGAAACAAATAAAAATTAGCAATGTTAAATTCTAATAACCCATTCTTACAAATATTATAGGCAAACATGTGATCGTTTATAGACTGCTCATGTGAAATAAAATTCCAACCATCCTCAAATATATCAGTATAATTTCCATATATTTTTCTAAATATTTGGTGACCTTCATCTATTCTATCTATATAGTCTATTTCAGATTCATAAAAAAAATGGTCATTAATGGAATGGATACCTCTTTCAATAAATTTTAATTTAGGATGTGATATATTTTTCAAGAAACCATTAAAATATAATAAGTCTATATTCTTATCATGTATTGTCCATGTTCCTATATATACATCATTTGTTTTATTTAAAATACCTAACATTTTTTTATTTTTTTTACCACTAACGTCATTAATAAAATCATATTCTTTATACTCAAATGTAAACAATTGTGGATTCATTGTAAAATCTAATGGTAATTTTTTAAATTGATAAGAATCGTTTTTTTTCATACCATTTGTATATTCGGTAATATATAATTGATTTCTTTTTTTATTAAGGTGAAATATAAATCCCTGTCTTTTATTATTTAAGTAGTCTCCTATATATATTTGGTTATTACTTTCAAAATAACTAAATCCATTTATATTTTCTAAATTTTTACTTTCACCATAGAAAATACCTGTTTCATTAAATTCTGGAAATGAAAGTTTAAAATTTTGGTGTGTATTTAAATCAAATTTAAATTGTTCCTTAAAAAGACGAGATAAAACATTTGAAGATGGTCGATTTTCGGGACTTATATTTTTACATCCAAAAAAAGCTGTTTTATAAATTGTATCGGCTGACTGTAATAATTTATTAATATTCATATTTAAGTTGAAACAATAGGACATCGCATATTCTCCTATATATTTTATATTATCAATATTATCTATTGTTTTAAGAAATGGGCATTTAGAAAAAGCACTTCTATGAATTATATTTATATTTATAGGTAAAATTACTGTTTCAAGCATAAGACAGTTATAAAATGTTTTAGTATTAATTGTATCTATTATACTATCATTATCAAATATAACTGAAATTACATTGTTACATTTAGCAAAAGCGTTATTACCAATGTATTCAATTGATTTAGGAATATATAGGTTTTTTCCAAATGAACTATTGTAAAAAGCATCATTTGAAATATATTTTAAATTTTTACTAAGTATTAATTCATTTTCACTCAATTTACATTCGTAAAATGATCTTATACCAATTTTAGTAATATTATCAGGAAATACAATAGGACCATTTATCATACATTTATATAATAATGTATCTATAATTTCAGTTATATCGGCAGAAAAAGTAATTCCATTCGCAAATATACATTCAACATACATAGTTTGATTATCTATTTCAATTTGTTCATTAAATATTTCCCCATCATAAAACCTTATTCCACCTTTTAGTTTTTTTTTTATAGATTTTACACGTTTTTTTAATTTATTTCTTGATAAACGCATGATATAATATTATTAAATATATTATATAATAATAAAAATACATAAATATGGTATAATAATATTTCAATAATAATAAAATTGTGCGAAATATTACATTGATTTCTCATATAATTTTATCCAGCATTTGTATGTAATATATGAGAATCATAGACTGGGTTGTTCAACTAATCAAAATTTATAAATAATTATAAACATAGTTCAATATGAATATTATTTTACATAATTTAGAAACATATTTATTACATTTTCGGTATATTATCAGATAAATGAACTAATTCTAATGTTCCAGAATTGTTTAATATAGTATACATGTCTTCTATTCTTATTCCACCGACATCAATATATTCCTGAGGTATATCAAAACCAATTGTATTCTTATTAAAATATAAACCAGGTTCTATTGTAAAAATACATCTGTCTACCAAATAATTATCTACATTTGGGTCATGTGTATCTAATCCAATATTATGACCTATAAAATGTGTGTAAAAGTTTTTAATAAATTGTTTTGCTATATGAAATGAATTATTTTTACAATCTATTATACCATTTGACCATTCTGCGTATCTTTCATTTGTATCTAATTTAGCAAATTCATTAATATATACCGCTATACATTTATCATCTAAATTATTTAAACTTATTTTGCTATTAGACGTTAAACATTCCATTATTAATGCTTCACAACTATCATGTGCTTTTTTAACTATATTATATAATTTATTATGTAATACCGAACTTTGGTTTATTACTGTTCGTGTAATATCACTAGAATATCCATATTTATTTCTTACACCGCAATCCATCAAAATAACTGAAGATTTTAGTATACTAGCATTATTATTGAAATAATGTATATATGAAGCATTCTTAGCCGAACCAATAATTGGTAAATAGGGAACTCTGTAGTTTCCTTTTATTAGATATTTATAATATATTGATTCAAGATTTTGTTCTGTAGTTATTTCTTTAAGATTAATATGTTTCATCATTTTTCTAAAAATATAATTTGTTCTATCTATACAATCATATATCTGTAAAAATTCCCAATCATCCTTTTTTAATCTTAGTTTATTTAGTGCTTGCTTAATTTCGTTATCAATATATCTTATACCCACAGGTAATGTATATAGTTTATGTAAAGTAATATCCATTGTTTTTAATAAATCTAAGTCATATTTTATACCTGTTTCATTATCATTATTATTTGAGTAGATTTTTAAAACTATATTATTATTTATAATTTCAAATGATAAAACACTATCTATTGCTATAATATCAATAGGTAACATTGAAATATATAAAAAAAAAGGATCAATAACAGGCTTTTGAAAGTCATTTGTTATAATAGTGCCTTTTATAAATACTTCTCCAATATTTTCAAGTTCTCTACAAATATTATGGTGACGCTTTTTACGACATTCTAATAATAAATTTTCTATATTTTTAATACTATTAAGTTTACTAAACTCCATATATATGTGTAATAATATTTATAATTTTCAAATTATTTAATTTTTTATATTTTTAATGAATATTATTAGTATATGATTACAATCACGAATAATATTGATAATGATAGATTTGCCAAAATCAAAAAAATGCTAAATAATACTGAAACAATAGGCATTTCTACATTAATTGAATTAAATAAACAAAGTGACCAAATAAAAACGATTAATAATAAGTCAAATATGCTATTTAACCAACTAAAAATCACAAAAACAAAATTAAATAACATTATTTCATCAATATCTTTTTATAATTTATTTAAAAATAGTGATACTATGCCTAATATAGATAACATCGAACAATTAAAAACAAATAATGAAAGTATAAAATGTTTGTCCGAAGATATAATTATAGATAATCAAACAACAAATTATGATATGGGTGATATGGCTGATATTAGTATTAAATTAAAAAAACTCAAATCTATTGCTCAAGATATGAATAATGAAATAAAAGTACAAAATTTATATATTAATGACCTATCTATGAATATTGATAAATTAAATAATATTACAAATCAAAACAATAATATAATAAACAAAGAATCGTAAATAATTATTATAAAATTCTTTTTTATAAATATAACACAATGCGCATAGAGAACCAAATAGATTGGATGCCTTATTTATCAGAAGATATTAAAAACGCGTTTTTGAATGTGGCTATTGATAGGGCAAAAATAACAATACTTGAGCGATTAATTGATCACTATTTGGTGGATTTAATTAATACTCCTCACTTATATAATGTAGAATACATAAGATATTTAAATTTTGAAAGATGGTATCTTCAACAATTATCAATATATCTAGAATTAGGTTTAAATTATGCTAATCAACTTGCAATAGACAGTGGTCTTACTGACGATGAAATGGCAAGAGTTCAAAATTATGCTATTCCACATGATTATATATTTGAAGCAGTATATTTAGATTCAGACCTTGAGGACATGCTTCCATTTAGAGCCAGTGACGAGGATACTCTAAATTGTGATATTGATTTCACTAGAGTTCCTATAGTTGAGCTTGATGTTGACTTAAGTAATAAATGGGATATATTAACTAAAAACACTTTTGTTCCAGGAAATGATTATTATTGTGTATCTATTATGTTAACACCCGAATTAGCACGAGGCAGACCATTACATAGTATAGAATATTTTTCAATAGGTGAGTTGCAGGAATATTTAAAATTTACTAGAAATTGGCTCGATTTTAAAGGTAAATGTAAACATCCTATGTATGATACTAGTATATCTTTAGAAAATATTACCCGTTTCACTTATAGAGGTGCACATCATGGCATAGCTCAAGGTGGTAAACCTATACATAAAAGAAGTTATATTAATAAGAAAAAAACAAAAAAATCTATTAAAAAGCGTTTGATTAAATAAAAATATTATTTATATATATATATAATTATATGTCTATAAATGATGAACACAATATAATAGATGCTTATAGGAAAGTAGCTATTGATAGAGCTGAGTTAATTTTAAAGGTACATAAACTTAGGGAATTAGAAGATCAATTAATAAATGGCGAAGTTAATTTTACATGGAATAATATAGATTTTATGATGCGTTTAAACTTTATAAGATGGTATGTTCAAAAATTAACTGAAGATATTCGATTAGGTTTAATTTATGCTGACCAACTTGCACAGAATAGTGGTTTTAATGAAGAAGAATTACGAAGAGTTCATGCCGTTCCAACTGATTTTGATTTTGAATTGTTTCGACAAGATTTAACGCCAATTTCACCTGGTGAACCCGAACCCCTTTATTTTGATTTTAGTGAAATTCCTAGAGTAGAGATTAATGTTGATTTAACTGGTAAATGGGATATATTAACTCGAGATATTTTTGTACCTGGGACAGATTATTACTGTATAACTATTGATTTACCACCTGAAATAGCTAGAGGTAGGCCTTTACATAGTGTTGAATATTATAGTATAGATGCTTTAGAACATCATCTTTTTTATTCGCGCACCTTTTCTTTCAGGTATGGGCGAATAAATATGCCCCATTATATAAAAGATCCTTATTATGATTTTCAAATATCTTTAGAAAATATTACCCGTTTCACTTATAGAGGTCCGAATCAAGGTCCTGACCAAGGTGGTAAACCTATGCATAAAAGAAGTTATATTAATAAGAATAAAACAAAAAAATCACTTAAAAAGCGTTTATATAGATAATAATATAAACTCTACAATGGTATTGTTACTATTATTCAATAATTTATAAGAATATAACATATAAATTATTGAATGAATAATGTAAAAGATAAAAATATTATTTAAATAATTTTGATATTTATTTATTGGTATAATCCAATTGACGAGTTGGAACACTAACATCTTTCCCTAATAATAATTTATTTACTTTTGAACTATGTAATGCTAATGCCTCATCACGCTGTTTTAATCGTAATAATCGTTGATTTTCTTTTTCTTCTTCTAATTTTGATTTTAATTCTAATTGTTTTCTTTCTTCATCTGTTAATGTAAAATTTTGTTTTTCTCTAACTTGTGTTAATTCTTCCACATTTTTATATTGTTCTCTTTTATTTACTGAATTCGGATTAATTAAAGTAGTATTTGTATGAGCTTTTTTATAATCTGTAAAAAAAAGCCCTTTAGTATTATCATTAACATTAAATTCTCGACTATAATCACCTATCTTATTATAATCAACATCACTATATTGCAAACCAGCACCAACAGGTAATATTTCAGGTTCCTTATATATCGTTATTTGTTCATTTACTTTATTCGTTTCATCATCCGTTTTTAGTTCATCAAATACTTTATTAAAAATATCTAAATTAAATTTCTGATTAAATATTTTGCTGGATTTTGGGGGTTCTTTTGTATCATCTTTCATCCATTCACCATATCCATTATCTATCTCTAAATTTTCTAATTTATATTCATCAAAAATACTATTAAAATGTTTTACATCAAATTCATCTTCTTGAAATTGTGTTTCATGTTCATTATTATTTTTATATTGTGATTTTAAATCATAAAATGATTTTTCTTTATAATTATCTTTTTCATTT